CTAATCTTTATTTTTTATTTTAGGTATAAGACTTTCTTCTAATTTAAGTCTATCCGAATACGCTTCTTCCTTTGTCTCTCTTGTTTTTCCATAATATGTTTTTCGTTTAACAACTATTTTGGCTCTATAGCCTTTCCCGTGTTTGTAGACACCTTTTAAACCAGTTGTATTGTTATTGTTCGTTCTTCCAGAAAACATTTGTATTTGAACACCATCGACAATTTCCTTTGCATTATTTAAAGATGACATATCTTTTGTTCTTGTTTCTTTGTAAAGGCAGCCACAAGATTTTGTTTTACCAGAAGAAAGCAATCCGCTTCTTACGTTTAATTTATTGCCACAATCACATTCACAAAGATATATAACCTCTTTCTTTTTTGATCTCAATCCACTATCTGATAAAATTGTTAGACGACCAAATTTTTTACCAATGAAATTTTTCATATCTTATTGAAATAAATCTTCGTCAGATAATAAGCCATCTTCGTCAGAAAGCTTAACTTCACGTTCTTTTAAGTATGTATCTGTTTCAAAAATATCAATAACGCTTATGGCTGATAAGCTAGATGGTTTATTCACTACATAAACAATTTGATATGATTTTTTACCAATTTTAAAAAGATTTCTACTGCCATCAAAGTTTACTCTTTTGGCACATTGATTGAGATAATCAAACAATTTATTTTGATTTTTTATATGTAAATCATGGATAAAGTACAATTTTTCAAGACTGTATGGAATTTTTTTAAACGTTTTTCCACTAAACGTGTCAAAATTAACAATAAACATATCTTTGTGTGGCTTAATCCAATTAAGTTTTGCAGCATATTTATTTTTATTGAAAAAGTTTTGTATTTTTTCTTCTGTTGTATCAGATATTAATATCTGTTGAACTGATTTTTTGACATTAAAAATATCTTCAAGTGTTAAGTTTTCAATGTAATCTTCTAAAATTTCAGCTTTACCAAGAGACATTCCACTTATTTTTTCAGGATTAAGCTTATATCTATCTAGAAATTGTGTGCTTTGTCCAGTTGCTTTTGATACAGCATATGTTGTGATTCCTGAAATAGTTAAAAGCCAATTGATTTTTTTTGATAGTGACATGATATTTTCTCCTTTTTCTTTATCTTACATATATATTATACAATTATATTTGTATCATGTCAACAATAATATAAAAAAATATTTGTACTTTATAAAATTTTTTAAAACACAAAAAACCGCCCTCGATTAGAGAGCGGTTTTGCACTTTAAGAAAAAATAACTTTTACATAATAAATAGTATGTTAACACATCCTAAACAAAAAAGCAAGAGCCGATAGTGTCAGACGATTCTTGCCAGTGTGATTATCTCATGATTATGCGAGTGTGTCAATAAGGGTAAGAGAAATCCAAGTGTCAGCCTCTAAAGTTTTTCTTCTTTTTGATTTCCTTTATAGTGTTCATTGATGCAAAGCCATAATATTTTGCTGTATCCTCGTCCTTAATAAGTTTATGCAAAGAATCAATGATATCTCGAAAATGGTATTTAGGATTTATTTTACCCATCATTTCCAAGACAATTAAGAAAGGAAGAGCAATCCTGTTTGAATAAACACCTTCTTTATACTCAAACAAAAAATCTTTCCACTCTTCTTTTAACTTAGAGACAGTTATAAATTTAAAATCTATGATATTTGAATTGTGGGCGCAAATATTACGGGCTAGATTAATACATTTTAACCAAGAAATTAATTCAGGATTACTACATGAAAAAGTGCTTGAAATTTGAGTTAAATTAGTTGTTGACATCAATTCTAGCAAATTAACCATCTGCCCAAATGTTAACATATTTACCGCTAGCCAAATAGGAGGATATTTTTGTCTGTCTAGTTTTAATTTTTCATCCAATTCAGAGGATGATGCTTTTCTTAGCTCTCTTTTTAACTGTTTTTTAAAGTTATTTTCACTGTAGGAAAGGTAGTGTTTGCAATACTCTTCTTTGTTACACCACTTAGAAAAATCTAGATAGCCATAGCTTCCTAAGCCGTTTTTCCCCAGAACATAGGCGATTTTTGTTTTTATTGCTACTTCAATATCTTCAATCGCATGGAGTAAATTTAATCTCAAATTCTTATCCTGATAATATCTAGATATAACTATCTCAAATTTCGTACCCTGATAATCTATTTTTTTCTTTTGTCCATCTTTTTGAATTTTTGCAAAAGGCTTTGCAAATTCTTTTATTTTGTAGTAAGAAATCACAGATAAACTATACTCTGCTTTACTTTTAGCTTTTCTTCCACTAAAAACAATACCTCTAGATTCCAAAAGTTCAACTTGTTCTCTGTAACTTTTGTGTTGAAAATTTTCCGCCATGAAACACCCTCAATTTTTTAACAAAAAAACCCCCCATCAGAACATGTCTGCGCGTATGCGAGGGAGGCCATTGATATTTATATATACATTATATATTTTTATATAGCTTATTGTCAATGATTTTCCCTTTATATAATTAAACTTTTTAATAAAATATATTTTTCACCCAGTAAAAGGCACCTAAATACCTCCTGAAAAATCTGTTCAAAATAATAAAAAGCCCCCGCAAAGCGAGGGTATTTGTCTTATCTAAAGGAGCTTTACCTCCTGTTTATTTTATCATTCCCCAAAGACTGATACGGTTTCCGCTAGCATCAGTTTGCCCAATAGCCATGTAATTACGCTTACCCGAGCCGCCAACATAGGAAATCCAGCGATAGCCATTTGCAGAGCCTTTGCTGTCGTATGTGACAGATTGTCCTTTTTTATATGTCGCAACTACGTCTGATTTTAGATTAGGTGCTCGGCGAACGTTAATAACGTCTGCGTCTACTGTAAACGTGCCGATCTCTTTAATCAAGTTAATCTCGTCTTTAGTCTCTGTCGCAATTGGCTGTTTGACTTTTGTATCTTTGTAAGGTGGATAAAACCAGCCTGCAACCCCAACAAAACCACGAGTGTTAAATCTAGCTGGACCGCCAACAATTAAAGCATCTGCATTTCCATCGATGTTTTGCTCAACAGTCCGCATAGTATATCCATCACTATCAGCAATAACAACTCCTGTGTGTCCGTAATCAACACCATCGTATGCAATGCTGTGCATGACAAAGACTGCACCTGCTTTTGGATTTGCGTCTGTTGGCATGCGATGAACTTCCCAACCATTTCCAGCTGCACTATTTAATAAATCAATAGCATTACCCCACAGGTCGACGCCAAACCAATTTTTTGCAACAAAGCACGGCAAGTCAGCACATTGAGTCCCAAAACAGCCATCTTTATCAACCCCCATGCCTGAATTTGCAAGGTCAACACAGTATTTTACGATTTCATTTGCGGTTGTCATCGTTTCCTCCTTATTTTTTATAGTTTCGGCATCCCAAGACTGCAAGTTATTTTCCTCAATTAGTTGTATCAACAACTCCGCATATCCGCTTGCTGTAGCATAACCAGCGTCTTTTATAGCATAACAAGCTTTTTTATAATCAGTCTCTCCAATCACAGCTTTGTAGCGTGGATTATCGTTTAAAAATTTACCGTGGTCGACAATGCTGTCAGTCCAGCTGTCATAGGCTCTAAACCTGTCGACAATATCCGTCATGACACCAGCTTGATATTCCTCTTGGGTTTTAGTGTTAAACGACTTACCAGTCCAAGAGCTATCTGCTTTGATACCAAATAGAGCGTTGTGTGGTGCATATTTACCCCAACCACTCTCTAGGATTGCCTGTGCTGCGGTTAGCGATGGCAAGATTTTGTACTTAGTCCAGCCATCTAAGCAGCCTTGCTTAATGTTATCTAAAAAGGTCATCTGTCCTCCTCTTCAAAAATTAAATAAATCGGATAAATAAAAAAAGCAATCACTGCAAGCGGTATGTACAGTATTGCTATCGCTAGTACCATTGCTATTTTAGTGATTGCTCGCATGTCCTCTCCTATTTTTTTGGCTCGTGGTAATTCAATGCTTGTTCGCTATCTGATAGCCCTTTTGTTGTTGGGTCTGTAACAACTCCAAGTAATACCAAAAGCGTTACAGCTGTGTTGGCAATATCCACAATGTTTGATGGTAATTTAATACCTAATTGCTGCGCTAGCAAAAATATAGCTCCTAAAATAGCCATCAAAGTTACTTTGTTTTGTAGTCGTAATTTTAAATTAATCATGTTTATTTCTCCTGTTAAATAATGTTTTTATCTGTTCTTTGTTGACGATGATGTCGTCTTCCGTCTTTCCGAGTCGTTGCTCGTGTATATCCAAAATTTTATGGATATTTTCTCGGTCACGCTGTGAGTCTTTTAGCTCGTAAGCCAGCTCTTTAATCGTGTCTTTAAGGGCGCTCATTGTATCTTCGTTTTTTTGCATCGCTGTTTTAAACGGATTAACAACAAACGCCCACAAGCCAAGTATCGATAAAATAGCGCCACAAAGTGCGCCAATCTGGATAACATCAATGTTCATTCATTGCCTCATTTTCCTTCTGTACCAACCGTAGAAACTTCAATTAGTTTACGTACTCGCTCACGACAAAATGCTGGAACGTCATCAATAGTAATCCACCCTAGTTCAATCTGCATTGCAAAGTAATTAATCATCATTGTTTTTTCTCCTTTTTTGTTTTTAAATATGTGTACTGCTATTTTCGCTAGCGTTGTTAAGCGTTGTATCATTCAATTTCCCTCCGTCAGCCATTGTCTTAATCAAATCGTTAACAGTTGCTGACATCAGTTTAATCATATTTTCCGCTTTATCTGATTGCGCCTTTGACTTAGCAATTGCGTCATTAATTTTTTCAAATTGTTCTGCTTCTGCTTTGTCTTTGTAAAGTTGCTCAAAGATAAGCTTTTCACACGTTTTTAAAGTTTCAGCAAATTTTTTATCATTTTCTTCTGCTGGTAGCGTCACTTCAAAATTTGCTTTAATTGTGCTAGATTCGAATTTTAAAATAGCTTTAACTTCTTTAATACTATTATCTTCTAACATTACAGGATATTTGTTTAAAATTTCCAATAGTTTTCCTCCTTTTAAATTATCCAATTAATTTGTCCTTTAACATTAACCGCCCATTTTGACGGATTAAACCACAGAATACGACCATCTGCGCTCACTTGTACATTTAAAACATTCAGTTGTACAGTCCATGCAGTAACCGCAAACATCATGTCACTAGGTATCAAATTCGTAGGCATAGAGCCAACCGTCAACTTATCTATGCCGTTCGTCGCAAAGTCGTACTTAACGGTGACTGTACTGCCTGTCTGTCTATAACTAAAACCATTTCCGATTGACCGCCAGCCTGAGTCTATCGTTTTAGGTAAGCTATCTTTTTTAGCGTACTCACTCCAACCACTCCATGCCCCGTTTTCAAGTACTCGTGTAAAAATAGTTTTGTTCGTACGGTCGTAAAATTGTTGATAAGCATAGTTTGCTGTCTCATGTCTTACAACTGTTACATAGCCTTGTCCAGATCCAGAAGGTCTGTTAGGTCCGTAAGAAACACAATAAAAACCTGTATCTTGTAGAGTATTTAAATCTGTTGCATCATGCCTAAAAGAGCCACCATTATTTAAAGCTAGCTGTTTTTGTTGGATTGGTTTGCCATCAGAATAAATATTTCCTGCGACATTTAAAGAACCTGTATCATCAATTTTTGGTAATGTTCCAATTCCGACGCTGTTTTTATGCCACGACAGCGGAAAAGACTCCGTTGATACGGTTTGTTTAACGGGTGTACCGCCTCCGCTTGCACTAAAAACATCACTAAGCAAACCGTAGACATCAAATGATTTGTCAGCTCCATACGAACCACTAAGCGTAGCTGTTGAGTTAATTAACTCTGAGACAGAGGTATAAGTACCGCTTGCGTTTGATGTGTCTATTGTAAAGCTCGTTGTATTAAGTGGTGCTGTTTTAAAAGTCAGCGTCATTTTATTTTTTTGTACGCCATCGACAATAAGCGGGGAGATTTTAGCATTACGAGTAACTACCAGCTGGTCATTTTTAGCCCCTGCACGTGTGACAGTAAAGCTAAACGCTGGCGGGGAGTATGGTATAACGTTGATTTCTGTTGTCACAGGGTCTGACACCCTGCCCCTACTATCTGTAACTGTAGCTTTAATAGTCGCTTTGCCACTAAAGTTAAATATCCCGAGCGGACCACCATTTTGCTGCGTGGATTGGTTTTTGCCAACCACCTCCGCATTAAAATTTTGGATTGTAGACCCATAAATACCACTAGCCCCATTAAATGTAACGACTGGATTAGAAATTATCTGAACAAAATTATTAGCACCTACAATTGTAGATGCTTTTTGATTTGTGTCTGATAAAGAGAGACTTGAAATTTTTGGCTTGACATTATCAGGTACAGTTAGATAAAAAATACCTGTTGATGTCCCAATGACTGAACCGTTTGACTTAGTATCAACATAAATTGTAGCTGGTGTACTAGTTGCATTTGGAATTGTGCTAGCCCAATCTAAGCTTGTCTTAAAAGTCGTTGACCCTGATATATCACTAGCCACAGTGCCAGTTATCCCGTTAACGTTATATCTGACATCGTATGTAAAACTGTCATTTGTTTTATTGATGTTGACATTTAGCGTATCCCCAAAATAACCACTACTTACCGCAACTGTGCTTGTTCGTGGTATTTTAGTCAGCGTAAATTTTTGGTCTGGTATTGTTAGCGTCCCCGGTGCATATCCTCCAGGTCCATATAATTTAGCTGCAACAACCACAGTCTTACTACCATCAGCGTCGTGTGGGACTCTGATAGTTTTATCAATCAACAATTGATTGCCATTAAAACCAATCGAGGAAGGTGCGTTAAAGTCATATTTAGAGCCAACCCAGGCATAACCACCAAAACTATACTGAGCATAACTGTTAGTACCAGAAGTCAAATAGAGCCTGAATCTTACTTGACTACTATTATCTGCGATTGACGTTGAGACCTCGTCAACGATATAAGTTAAGCGATAACTCCTATCAGAGTTACTATAATAAGTTGTCATTTAACCTCCTTCCTATCCAACGTAGCGAACAACATTTATGTCCGGATTTAACTCGTATTGCTCGATGCGGTAACGTCCAATTTGTAGTTTGGTCGTAAAGATACCGCTATCGATAACAAGCACACTCTGAGCTATATATGCTACTTCTTTACCACTTGAGTAAAAACTGATGCGATCGTTATCAACTCTAACGCTTGACGTTCCATCTTTTTGTCCGATTACAAGACCGTCCTCTGACTGACTCATAAATTTAGTAACAAAATCAGTGCGTATCTGCATCTCCCCAATTGTTTGTTGTACTGCTATCATGCGATTAGAAGCGTCTATCAGTTTTTGTTCTGATAGTTTTTGTCCTTCTTCTCGTGCCTTGATTTCGTCTTGCAGTGCCTTGACCCAGCCATTGACCGTATCTAACGTTGCTTTAGATTGCAATTCAGCTTCTGCAATGCGAGCACGTTCGGCAAGTTTGTTTAACTGCTCGACAGTAAAATCACCGTCAGCTTTCGAATCAAGATTACTTGCTTTATCAGCTTCCGATTCTTGCCAGTCTCCTGTCTTGTTACCTCTAACGAGCATAAATCCACCAGTACTGAAACTACCTTGCTCCGATGACACCATCGCGAAGCGTGGTCTAATTTTACCTGCCTTAGTTGGTGTAAAGGTGATTTCAAAGCGTCTAAGACTAGAGTCAACGTTTTTTATAATTGTCTCTCGTTGTGTATCGCTAGTAATAAAACCATCTGCTATATCATAGAGATAAAAATATAAATTCCCGGCTACCTCACGTTTAACATAAGCACTAAATGTATATGTTACACCTTGCTCAACCATAATGTCTTTTGCGTGTGATACCTTTTGGCCGCTTATCCATTTTTTAAATGTAAATGGATAATTAGAGATGTTTTCATCTTCTAGTGTTGCAGAAGTAAACCAGTCTTCTCCGCTAAATGACTTAGTGCCATCAATTAGATTGTTTGTCCCAACGACAACAGTCCCGATCATATCAGTCCAGCGATATTTTTTAGGGTCGTTTGAGTCTATTGCATCGTAGTCAGTATATTGCCCAATGTAGCGCTTGTTTGCGCTATCAGACACGCTAAAATCAACTGTCCCATCTGCGCTATTTGCATAAGCAACATGCCAGTAAGGCGTCTTTCCGTCTACTCCAGCAGGACCTTGGATACCTCTAGCACCATCAGCGCCTTTTATTAAATTCCACTTGTACTTTTTTGGGTCATTTGAGTCTATGACATTGTCATCAACATACATACCTATGTACGTTTTGCCAACGTTATCAGAGACACTAAAGCCAGCTGTTCCGTTCTCGTCAAGGGCGTAAGCGATGTGTGTGTACGTTGCCTTTCCGTCAGCACCAGCTGGACCGGGAATACCTTGGTCACCTTTGGGACCTTGCAGTCCGTTTACACCGGGCGGACCTTGTGGTCCCGGTGCACCGTCTTTCCCGTCTGCACCGTCTTCCGTGTCTGTAAATGATATTTGTGTACTTGCCACAAGCTCCTCATTTAAATACGCCTCTACTGTTACGTTTAAAACGTGGTTAAAGTCGCTTGCTTTAACAATTAGTGATGGTCCGATATCAATTAATGAGTCGCCATTTTTGTAAAAATAAACAGCTTCATAGTCTTTTCCGTTTTTTTGCAAGCTTGGAGTTAAGACAGATTCACCAGTGCCATTTTTAAAAGCGACACCGTTCGAAGTCGCTAGTTTAATTTCATACGGAATTGACTCATCGTATAGACGCAACATATCGCTGATTAAATCGTCTGAAATCTGACTTTTTTTCTCGACGAAATTGCTAAATATTGTTTGGTTGTATTCGTTATTTGTGTCTGATATTGTTTGTTCGACAACACGAGCGGTTAAAATCAAAGGTGGTTGATAACCATCGTCTTGTATTCGCACAACATCACCAATCTCCAAATCAACATTTCCATCGACTTCATAAGTGACAGATGGATAAGCGTGTGCTTTTAAATCTTTTAAAGCAGTTGATATCAAGACGTCCTGGCTGTCAGTCTCAACTTCCATGTCTTTACGAATCCAGTTGTCTCGTGTTTCGTTACCAGTCAACACAGATGGATAACGGTCTCGTGATAGAGGAGCATATAAAAAGCCGTTTTTGAGATAGTATTCTACTTTCCCGTTTTCGTCTTTCCATTCTTTGTAGATAGAGTTATCAATATAGATGATTTGTTCTTCTTCGTATGATTCTGTCTGTGCTTCTTGCACGACTTCCTCATATGATATTTGTGTACCGCCACTGACTTGCTGTGTTGTTGCCCCGTTAACAGACATTCCTTGCGCTATTTCACGTGGATAACATACTGTCTGCAATCCTCTAGCAAAAGCGTTAATCTCATACGAGTTTTCCATGACATACATGCGTCCAGCGTAATTCTGCTCTAAGACAGTGACTCTTGTTTTAGACACACTCTTGATAATCCCTGTGTGCCCCCAACTAGTTGTGTAAAAAGGAGCACCAAAATTTGCTTTAACATTATAGATACCGCCAGCTTGCAAGTTGCCAGCATTAGGCGACCTGTCTAGCTTCCATCCATACGAACCCCAGTTATAGTCAGTGCCGATTAAGGCAGCAGCCATACCGCCTCCGATACGGCCTCTGATACCACCAATTGAACTGTCAATCCAAGCGCCATCCAATTTTTTCGCATACCAACCAGACAGCGCATAACACTGCCCAGAACCAACTCTGCGCCCTTTCAGCTTAGTAGCCTCATTAATAGCTTGTATTGTTTTAGTAGCTCTTTTCGCAGTTGTTGCTGATGTTATTGGTGAGACAGGAGTCTGCCACAAAGTATCGATAGTATTTAAGATATTTCCGCTAGCTTTATTTATTCCGTTGCGGATGTTTGTCATTAGGTTTGTATAACTTTGATATCCTGCTGCTGCGTAATCATACTTAGCTCCACCAATCCGGAACAATCCTTTTGTATAGTCCGCTATATTTTTTTTACCAACAACGCTGTAGATACCCTGTTTAGCTAAAAGATAAGTGTAATCTTTTAAAAAGTCATCTACACTTGCATAGTGCATGTATGTTCCGCCCTCATTTGCAGGACGAGCCATTCCAGTAGTGACTTTTACTCCGCTTGGTCGTGTTTGTGCTCCACCTGTCATTCCTGACCAGTTGTTATCACGCCTACCGACAGTTGAGTCACCCCAAAAGCTCTCTAAATAAAGTTGCGTGATGATTCCACTTGGCAAAATATTATATTGCACTGCGTAGTTAATAATAGCTTGTACGTTAGCTTTTTTGATTGTATGACCATAATATTTAAGGTCTCCGCCTAAGTACGTGCGATTTGAACCAACCGTTTTAGTGACTTTACGAGTTACAGGATTAGAAATAACGCGCTCGCCTCTAACAGTTTTTTTGCCGTATGGTCTAATAGCGTTATAAATCTGGCGCTTGTCAACTGTTTTCCTTATCCCAGAAATATTTTTTTGATAGCGTAATATCACGTCGGTCTTATCACGACCTACACCATAAGATTTGCCCTCCTCGTATTCTTTGTAAATATTAATGATGAGTTGCTTAAACGTGTGATTGAAATTAAGCTTTGTCTCAAACTCAATTTCTGCATCGAAATTATTAGCAATTGACAAAAGACGAGCTAACTTAGTTTCTTGACTAGTCCATTCCAATGTAAGTTTTTTGTCCTTAACTTCGTTTGTGCCAACTGTCAAAGCCCCCCAGCTCAAAATGTCAAACTGCACGAGATACTCTTCAAACGACATCGCTTTAGTTGCTTTATATGCGTTACAATACTCGTTTAGCAACTCTAAATTAAGGTTTTCGCAATAACAATCAATTTGTTTTTCATCTTCATCAATTTTCATGATGTTTAACAATTGTACTTTACCTTTGTGCACAAAAGAGACAAATGCTTGATCGTTTAGTACGTGATATTTATGACTAAGTGGGCTATCGCCAAGCAAATCTTTTTTGTAAACGGAGAATTCTAGTACAGACGAGCCAGTCTTTTGCTTTCTATACCACTTGTGGTTAAAGTAATTCAAAGCTCCTTGTTTATCATTATCCAAAAAAAGGACAGGTTTTAAATCCGGTCCATGAATTGTTAACATTTATTTGTACCTCTCTTCAAAATCAATTGATACATCAGGTAGCGCTGCGACCCAGCTAGACAAGTGTACGACTAGTTCCGATTCACCGGGAGGAAGCGAAATCATTTTAGAACCTAAAACAACATCTTGTATAGAGTCAATATCTTTTGTGATGACTGTGTCGTTTTCAAAATTGATAACCACTTCATCGCCAGATTGGTACTTGTTAACAATGTTGTTGTAATGAGACACTCCCATTTTTTCAAAATTGACTTTTTCAAACAGGTTGTAGTTGATATATTTAGAGCTATCACTACATGTCCCCATTGCAAGATGTATCTTGCGGGATTTTTTTCCTTTAAGGGACGGAACAGTTACATGATGATGCGCACCGTTAAAGTAAATACGAAACTTATCTTCTTCTCTAAAAATCTCAACCGCCCTGCTTCTATTCATCGAAAAAGGATTGTGATAATTTCTATCTGCCTGAAATTCAAACTGCTTGTAAAATCTCCAGCCTACACCGTCATCATCAAGAGCAAAAAAATTGTATTCTGTTTCAAAACCATTTTTTCGTTTGTAAGTTTCGATTCCATACAAAAACTCGTCATTCCCTTCATCATCGATTCCCGTTACACAAAGCTTTAAAAAACCTTTTTGATCCTGCGCAGTAGCAATAAAAATCTGTTGCCACCACAGGTGCTCATTGAGAGTGTATTCTCCGTTTGAGTCTGGGTTAATAGTAAATGTCCGTGTTCCGACATGCTCGCCGTAACCCGGTGTAGTCCCTCTATTTCCAATAACAACATATTCACCGCCTTTACCAGAACCCAGAATATTATCAAGGCGCATACGCTTTAATTGCGAGTCAAATGTTGGTGGCATATAGTTGAGTTTTGCGACATTTGGCGCACCTTCTAAAGCTTGTGCAATCTCTTTTGAGTAATCAAAAAGGACTTCGTTACGATGAACGATAGTCCCATCTTCTTCTTCTGGCGAACCAAGGGCAAAAGCCCCCGTTTCGTTTGCTATCCCTATGTATCCATTCTCCCCCAAATGCTTGACTCTTATTATAGGGAATGCGTGTGCTGTACCGTTGTTTTTTATCTTAAAAGTCATTTTGTTTCCGTCTTGACTGTAATCTTTAAAACGCTTATAAGATGTTGAGTGAGCGTATCCATCCGCAATTATAAAAGTCAATTCACCGAAACCACTCATTTTAATTTCTTTAAAATTAAAATCTCCGACTTGAGTCGCTAAAAAATATCTGTCAGGAACATGACTAAACATTAGCATTTTTGGTTTTTTTGAATATAGAGCAAGTTGTAACGCATCGTAGTCATCAACACTATTGTACTTTACCCAAAACGGTACTTTAATAACTTTGTGTTTAGCCCTAGTATTGATAAAAATACTTCCATCGCTTGATTTTATATCTTTTAAATCAGGGTCATAGTCTGCACCGTTAAAAATAGTAAAGCCGTCTGTAATCGTTATCCACTTTGTTAACTCGACATCACCAAAATACGCTTTTACAGTTTTATAGTCTACCAAGCATTTATACCCCCTAATCTTTTCTCTGTCTGTTCGTCAAATTTTTGCCTTGCTGCGATAGGTTTCGCAACAATTCTAGCAAATTCATTTTTATCAAATTGCGCCGATACAACCACAGGTCTATCGGCTATATTTTTGATGGCTGACAACAAAGTAAAGTTATCTAAGTTATAATTACCTGCGCTAGATACTTGACTAGATAAATTTGTGTTTAAGCTGTTTATTTTATCGCTGTTAGCGCTGTAATTAGTGTTTACATCAAAAGCAAACTGAGGTTGACCAAATGACGACTGCATTTCATCAGCCATGCTATTTACCAAGTTTTTGACTGGTTTAAATTTGTCAACAAGTCCTTGATGTAGCCCTTCCATGATTGCATTACCAGCTGGAATAAGCAAACGTCTGTCATAGCTTATAGGACCTTTGTGGTCTCTTATCCAACCAGCTATGTCACCGACAAAGTTTTTCACATCTCCCCAAGAATCTTCTAAGCCACGTAGAAAACCATTCATGATGGCTTTTCCTGCGCTCCACAAATCAATAGACCTAATTGCGCTGACAAGTCTACTTCCGATATTATTAGCAGTTTCACCTATTTTACCTATAACGCTCAATATACCTTTGACCATAGAAATAAGAAGCTGAACACCCAAACTAATAACTTTGGGGAGGTTGCTTGCTATTCCTCCTGCTAAAACAGCTATAATTTTCCCGACAGTTATTATTATGTCAGGTAATCTAGCTATAATACCTTGCACTAAATAAGATATGATTTCAACCCCTTTTTTTAGAATGGTTGGGAAATTAGCTTGTAACATTGATATAAAATTAGAAATAACAGTTACAGCTGTAGTTGCTATTTGTGGTAAATTAGCTAACAGTCCATCTACTAAATTTAAAATAATAGTAGCGCCAGCCCTCAATAGATTCGGGATGCTTTGAACCACAAAAGCGACAAAGTCAGTAAATATTTTTCCTGCTGCTGCCATAAAAGATGGGTAAGCAGCTAAAAAACCATTAACAAAGTTGACAATAAAGTTAACACCACTTGCTAATATTGATGGTCCGCTCGTCTGCATAAAACTCACAATTTGAGGAATCAACTCCGAAAATGTCAAATAGATAACAGAACCAAAACCCTTAAAAACGTTTGTCAGCATCGGAATAAAGTTATTTAAAACAAAGTTGCTTGTTGTGTCAAATAGCGCTTTAAGCGATGGTTTGATGTCCTCACCTAAAGCCATTTTCCCAAGTAAGTTTTTTGATGCTGCCTTCATCGCTTCAAATGACCCTGTGAATGTTGTTGCTGCTTCTTTAGCAGTTGTCCCAGTTATCCCGATTTTCCCTTGAATAGCATGAATCGCTTCATACACATCTGACAAGTTCGAGATGTCATATTTTTTCCCTGTTAGTTTTTGAGCATCGGCTAGCAGTCGTTTCATTTCTTCTTGCGTTCCGCCATAACCCAGTTTTAAGTTGTCGAGCATGGTATAGTTCTGCTTAGCAAAACCTTGATAGGCGTACTGTATGGATTCCATGGAAGTACCCATTTTATTAGAGTTGTCAGCCATGTCTATCATCGCCATGTTAGCGACCTTTGCAGCCTTAGCAGTATCACCACCTAAGGATTGCAACAAGCTCGCACTAAAACCTGTCACACTCTCCATATATGCATTAGCTGACAAGCCTGTTGTTTTGTAAGCTTCGTCTGCGTATTTTTTGACTAAGTTAGCGTTGTCTTTAAAAAGGGTTTCAACTCCCCCAAGAGATTGTTGCAACGCAGCCCCTTCAGAAATCGAAGAAGAAATGGCTTTAGTTATCATCTCGCCTATTTTAGCCGCAGCGATGACACTACCTAGAACCCCAATCAATTTGCCGCCAATCAAACCGCCAGCGGAACTACCTGCACTTGACGCTTCGGGGCTTAGTGCATTGCTTATAGACCCAGAAATCCCTTTAGCTGATGGCATAATCTGCACATAAGCCTGTCCTAAATTTGTAGCCATTAACTATCACCCCCAAGCGTTGTTAAAAATCTCTTTCTAGCGTTTTCAAATTCCTTGCCACTTGCAAAAGCTTTAATATCTTTGTCTTTGGGCTGATTATCAAACAATGACGATAACATTTCAGGTCTATTCTTCCCTTTTTGCCCGTCAGCTGTTTTCATCCACACAAGCATTCCGAGCCTATCAAACACACCGGCTAAAAGGCGCTTTTCAAATGTTGCATTACTACCCGACAAAGATTGATGTATTCTTGAGTCTTCTCTTAGACCTAAAGAAAAAACAGCTACTTTTAAAGGTGGTAGCTGTTTATAATCATATATATTATAAGTTTCTGCTAAGTCGCACACTAGAGCGTCTTCATCCGCTTTTAACATTGTGGCAAGGGCTATTATTTTTTTAATTGACCGCTCTCAAAGATTTCTTTAACTTCTTCCATGATAGCCTCTGTCGAGACTGTCCCATCTTCTGAACGTAGATGGTTTTTTAAATCTTCAACTTGATGACCTAAAAGTAATCTGAGCACTTTAGGCAAAAGAAGCGGAGAAGTTTCCAGCTCCGCAAGTGCTTCTACCAATTCGTAATTTTTCAATCGTGATTCTTCAATTTCGTATTTAAATCCTGACTTTGTTTCCACTATCCAGCTCCTTTAATATATTCGTAATGAGTGTTACCTTCTGCGTCCGGAAACGCTTGTACAGTTGTTTCATAACCTGCTGCTTCATTGTCAACGTATTTAATCTCGCCGACCTCTGCAACTTTACCTTTTGGTATAACAATGCGTTTAACTGTGTTGTTTTTCAAAATCATTTCAATCACTAAACAATGTTCTTCTAGTGCTTTTGAGTTTGATTTTACTGTAATACCATTTTTGAGGTCACCAGAAACATTATCTTTCCCATAAATTTCTTTTAAAACTTCGATGTTCAACGTTTCAATTAGTGTATATGTAAATTTATCTGCTTTACTCTTTTGAGCGGATTCTACAACATCACCGCCCCAAGCTTTGATTTCTTCACTCTCACGTTTATCCTCATTTGATAAGCCATCTTCCGAAATGTAGCCTAAAGATTTAAACGCTTCGTTTAATTCTGTTGTTGTATCTTTTGGCAGTTCTGTGCCAATCGGCGCAGTATAAATAGCACCGCCAATTTTAGGTTTAGCAGTAGTCACATTTGATGAGTTTGCTACCATGTTTCCTCCTTAATAATAATTTATATCAAATACCGCTTGATAACGATATTTTTTAGTTTGTGTGTCTGTGAAATTATAGTCTGCGTTCAAGTGCACCCCAGAAACTTCCGGTAGTTCTTCTAATTGCTCGACAACTATTTTTACCTCTTCGTTTAATGTCGCTGCTTCGTACATACTTTCAGCGTACGACTGGAAGGCAAAGGTTGCGCTACAAACATGATTTTTCTTTGTTCCTCCTGTTTTTTCCAAGATAACATACCGATTGTAATTATCCGTTCGATGTTCGAAAAAGCAAGGTACACTTAAATGTTTGTCTAAATGTTTTTTGATAATTAATTCTATCATCAGCGCACCGCCTTAAGAAGTGTGTTGTTAGCATAGACATCTTTTTTGGCTTTGTGGCTTACTGCTGCTACTTTTGCATTAGCACGATTTTTACCAATAAAAATATCTTGCTCGTAACCTTTTCCGCATCTGTCCTTTATAGACGTTGCGTGCTTTTTTAAAACATCTTGCATAGGTTGCGACTTCATCAAGTCAGATACGCCTTTTCCATCAAGTTTAAATTTAAAACTACTCATATCTTTCGACCATCACTTTCTTGTTCCATCGCAGGGGTATCAATTCATCAATACCTTGAGTTGGAATACCAAGCGTTCTAAATCTTTCCCCAAAAAATCTAACTTCTTTGTCTTTCCAGTTGTGATTATCGCCTTTGGGAATTGCAAGAGTATATTCAACTTTTTTACCAGTCAAGGACAATTGATTTGTGATGTCGTCCGAAGTTGTTGGAGCAACAAGTACATCTTCTACAATTATTTCTTTATCTGTTTTCGTTGGGTTTCCAAAAGGGTCTATACCGCTAGTCACTTTGTCTACTAAAGTAACAGTTATCCCCTTCAATTTCACCATAAATTTCAACTCCTCCATATCGTTGCTGTTTAAGCCCGAGTCTTTTTAACTCATTATCTTTGATAAAAAGACCGCCTCCAGGTACTAAATACGTACCCGACCAAGTGTAGCCAAGCGCTGACTGACTTTCTTGCGACATCGGTTCACCTTGTGTAGACGTCATTAAAGTTCTTGCAACAATGTCTACAGTTACCGATTTTAAAACATTAGCAAAGTAGGGTTTTTCTAAAAGTGTCTTATCTAAATTTTTACCTACCCTACTAGCTTCTAATCTCAGCGTGTCCGATACCGTTCCTAACAGCGCTTCGGCTCGCTTGATTTCATCAACGGACAATTGACGCCACAGTAAAATGACGTCGTCCGTTGTTGCAAAATTTGACATTGGTTACCTCCTATTTAGGGAGCAACTCTAAAAGCTCCTGTTTAGTAGCTGACGAGCTATATTCAATTCCTAAACTTGTTAAATGTTCTTTTAACGTTTGTACAGTCCAGTTTTTATCACCGCTCGCTTGTTGTTCGCTAGCTGTTTCGCCAACCGTTTCCCAATCACCTAATAAGGTGCAGTCTGTGACTACGACCGCACCCGTATTTTTGTCTTTATAAATCATCCTTGTACCTCAACACGCGCAAATGCTTTTTCATCTAAAAGACCCCAACCAATAAATGCTTCTGAGCGTAATAAAATTTCGTTGTATGCTTTAAGGTCACGACCAGAGCCGTCGGGGTCCCCGTATTCGATAATTTCTAGTGGGATATTTTCAGCGTACCCCCACTTAAACATGTTGCGGAAGTCTCCGACAATGGCATGGTCTACTTTTGAATTGCCGTCTTTTGATTTGACTGTCAACGTTTTGTTAATGTCTAACTCCATGTTGAAGAAATTGTTAGGACGTTGACCAAAGCGAAATTCTGGGTACATAATGTTGTCAAATTTATCTTTACGTTTAGACATGTCTTGGCCAGCTTGGGGTGAAAGAGCAATACCGGTTACTTCATTACCATTCGCTACGATAGTGTTCACAGCTGCATCGATATTGTCATCGATTTTGTCAGCTTCGTATTTAATAGTGTTCCCTGTTACTGCGCCATCAAAAGAGTTTGTAGCTTTGAATGTAGCGTCTGTCAACGTGTAAGGCTCAAGACCATGAATAGCAGCAATATCAAAAGCTTCCGCAATTTTTTTAGCAAAACCATCAGCGTAATGTTTCAAGAAATCCAAGCGCTTTTCTTCTGATGAGTATTTAAACTCGTCTGTAATACGTGCTTGATAAACAAATTTTAATGGTTTAATAACCTTTGATGTTACTTCTGCGCTATTACCTAGTTTTTGCTTGCCCTCACCAACAATTTGAGCATTGCCGTCAAGATTAAAAATGAATTGTTCTACTCCATTAAACGGGATAGGTGTCTGTCCTGAAAGTTTAGCAAGTGTAGAATGTCCTTGTACCTTGCTCATGATTTCTGTTACTAATTCAGGTTTAAATAGTGTATCTGCTTTAAGTGGATTTGCCATGTTTTATTCTCCTTTGTTAATTAAATTACGTGCCATTTCAGCCCAACCTTGTTCTTTTGGGTCTGTTACAGCTGGTTCATTTGATTTTACTGGTGGTAATTGCTGTTTAGGTGTAATGTACCCTGCTAGCAATTCTGCATCAGCTTTAAAGCCTTCAACGTCATCACCACGAAGTCGGTCCGCTAAATCAATCGGAAGCCCAAATTCTGTTGCAATACGTTGCTTAGCTGACTGTAATTTTGTTCGGGTGAGTTCACCGTTAGCTGTTTCTAGTTGATTTGACAATTCTGTCTTTTCCGTTTTAAGCCCTTCGATTGTAGAGTGATAAGCCGCTTCTTTTGTTTCAAAATCAGCAACTTTCTTCTTGAGTTCTTCATAATCGCTAAATTTCTCACGTTCTCGAGCTACACGAGCTTTAACAATTGCGTCCAACTCTTCTTGCGAAGTAATGCTTTTAAATTCTGACATAATAACGTCCTTTCCCTGATTTCCCGTCAGTTCGGTATTTTTGCATATAAAAAAAGACAACATATTTTTGTGCTGTCTTTTTTAATATAGTACTCTTTGCTTTCTTTTTGGCTTAGTCGTAGAGCATAGCCAGTGCGCAAGCAACGCACTATCCATTAACGATATATCTTTATCTTCATAAAGTGACTTGTATCCAAAACCACCATTAGAACCAATCTGTCTTTTTTCGCAGTTTGTCACAACTGCTGTTAAGGACGGCTGGTCATTGTGACAAATGGTTTTCTGCATGATAGCTTGTTCCCACATTGCATTAGCGGTTATTATTTCGGCAACTTTTGGCAATTCTGGCTTTCTAAGTCCGTGAGCTTTCATTTCTTGGGCTAACAACTCTTGACCGTTTGCACCATCAATAGCGACCTTTTCAATTTCAGCAGATTTTAAAAAATCAATTATCCATTGAGTACCATTTCTAACAGATAGACAATCTATCGACTCAACAAATACTTTATCTTCTTCTGTTTTTGCTGCGATTGATAAGGATACGTTATTACCGTCTTGACCAAACTTAACCCCAACAAAAAGCTTACTTTTGAGTTCTGGCATCCGCTCATTTTTTAGTCTGCTCCACTCTTTTTCAGATATGACAGATTTTTGATTAAATGTTGGCCAGTATCCTAAACGCTGTATGTTGTGGTCGATTTCGTCTTCACCAAGTTCGGCTTCTATTTTCCGCTCATTTAGGTGGAAACCCATTGATGGGTTTGAAATGTACCAAGCTGAAACATCGTTAATCTTAACCATTTCAGGTACTGACCATTCAGCCCAACCCGAATAGCGTTTATTGCCTTTCAAGCACTCTTTGCGATAAGATTCAAAGACCGTACCAGTTGATACCATTGTAGGAGGCGTTCCACACATTACAGTCATGGGGTTATTGCTGTCTGTTACTGTATACTTTAACGCAGATTCTTGTTCAGAAGTGTATTCTTGCGCTTCGTCAATAACAAGTAAGTCAAAGCCCTCGCCGAGACCTCCGTTAGATGTTCTTGTTCTAAACTGGATAACAGAACCGCTTGACTTAAATTCTATTCGCTCCTGCCCTTTAGCTTTATTTGATATAAAATCTTCACCATCAACATAGCCCGACATCTCAAGATATTTTTTAACCTTTTCAAAGGAAGAATGAGATGTGCTGATTCTGTGTGCTGTGTGTAAGATTTTTAGACCTTTGTGCAAAGCCCACAACTCAAGGATATACACGACTTCCGTTTTACCGTTTCGCCGCGGGATAGCATAGCCATATTTTTGATGAACCCAAAGCTTATCATCGTTAATAGCCATGATGGGAGCTAGCATATTTTCTTGCCACGGATAGCAATTAAGACCCGTTTTTTTATAAAGGTCAATCGCTTCATGTGATAATGATATAGCGTAATGTAAATTTACCGATTGCGTAGGGCGTTGATTGCCAAGTTTATTTGTCTTAGTAATCATGCTTTAGTCCTTTCAATCGTCTTCCATGATAACCCTATCGGTGGGAGGATTTCGCCTAAAAATATTCTTTGTTAAATATATCAATGATACCTTTTATAAACCCAACAATGATAACTAAAAGGATTGCGACCCAAAAACAAAAGAATATTGCGCCCATAATCCAAAAAGATAAATTCCAAAAAATCATATTACCTCCACATTTTTGTATGAGAGTTTTGAATACCCCTTGAGTCTTTTGGGTGATACTCAACTATACAATCACAATTGTTATGTCTCATATATATTTTTTTATCAACTGGATAGGTATACGTCCCAGCTAATTTTTCGCAAAACTCACAACAACCTGCGACAACCGTTCTTGTCAATTTAGGCACAAGTCCAACTTTTGCATGGAAGTCTACATTTGTCATTATAAAATCATCTACAACCGATTGAGTAAAATTTACTACTGGGTCTTTCAATATCCATTTGACATCATCGAAGTTTTCTTCTGAGTTAAGTCTGTTCACAAATCCGTTGACTTTATCTTGATTGATTTTTGGTGATTTTGGTTTGAGATTGATGTTAGCGCTCTTGTTGACAAATGACTGTACAGTTTCAAGATAGCTCGTTACAATTTTGTGGTTGTTGCCAAGAACATCATTTAAAATTCTGTCAGCTATATTGTAATACATTCTGCTATCTGGCAAAACTTGAGCGCTTATTTTATTACCTAAAACTTCTGATAAGATAACCCCAGTTTCTTTAGCGAACTCGTAAGCATTCTTGTAATTTTTCTGCTCTTTTAAAAGCCTTTTGATAACTTCGCTTTTATTAAACTTAGTATTAAATTCTTTTTTGATTTCATCTAGCAGTTTTGGGACTATATCTTCATTCATTGCTTCCGTCCTTTTTTATTCCAGTCAAATCGTAAATAGTCTCTTCACCAATAAAGTTCGGCATGCCTTGGTTAAATTTAGAAACAGCATCACCAACCAAGTTTAGCATAGCCGCATCCGCCTCAAACAGCGGTGCCCACTTCACTTCTGTGTCCATAAAAGCAGACCTCGAATACTTCATCCTGTCCCTAAGGCAAACAGACACATAAGCGACATTTAAAAAACCAGACGAGAAAGAGCGTTGTGCTTTTCTTCCCGCCGCCCTTAAATTTTCGTGTGCCGCTTTGATAGCTTCAACGGATGATGGGTTGTCTGATGGAAATCCTAAGTCATCTAAAGTAAGACCACAACCACCAGCAAAAAGTGAAGCGTACATTTTTAGATGGTCAAAGAATGGACTCATGTTAGCAGCCGCAAACTGACCAACACTAGGCTTTCCGCCATCTTCATCTTGGTCAAATTGCAATAGCGTTGAAACTGTGGCTTTCCAGGCTTCCATCGGCTCAGCGTCTTGACTCAGACCTAATACATACTTTTGTGGGAATGAGTAAAACTCCGCTGTAACCTCTGCACGTTCAAGCGTTCTTTTTGCCGCTTTTTGGTGGTACATTCCGGCTTTAGTAATACGACTACGCCCAAACGGTCTAACTGCGTCGGGTCTATGTATGATAGGTACTAGTAGCGGTTGACCTGTTGGATTAGTTATATAATATGGCTCTTTGTCTTTTGGATAGTACCAAGTTACATCTTTGGTGAAATACGCTTCGAGCGTCGGCATATCGTCTTTATCTGTTTCAAGTACAGCATAACCTTCTGTTAATAAAAATGTTGTTGGGTCTAAAATCCCAGTTGCTTTACTGGCTTCGATTACTTGCAATTTTGGGATAATATCATTTTCGTTGTTTGGTATAACATAAACAAAACAACACGATGCAATTAAAGCGGATTGTATTGCTGTGTCAAAAAATATATCGGGGTTGTTCACTTTAAAAATTTCGCTTGCGTTAAAATCGTCGTTGGCAAACTCTCTAAAGACTAGTCTATCAGCTAAAGAGTCTACACCTCTAGCAGTCCACTCCAAAACAGAATTATAAATATTTTTTACTTGTGTCGGGATTACTAAACTTGGTGTCATATCTTTGTCGTCCATTGCGTAATAGCGATAACGCTTTTCAACTCCCGATTTATAAAGAGATAGCTTCCTCTTTAGATAATTCATTCCTTGTTCTGTCATTTTTGCTCCTTTATTTTTTGTATAACCGACTCCACAAAATCATCTTCATGGACGTCTACCCCTTCAACTAATGTCACACCAATAAAGCCAAACGCTTCTTCATTCGATAAAATTTCTTTTTTTAATTTGGTATAGTGCTGTACTAAGTTGCGTATTTTTTTAGGCTTTCTATCTGATAGCGTGTTAGCGTTTGACAACTTTTTCTTTTTCTCTTTTTCTTCAGCACGCTTTCGCTTCATCAATTTCCGTTGTTTTTCACGCATGCCTATCTTACGGCATTCATCAGAGCAATACGCTGACCTATTTGTCTTAGCTTCAAACGTTTTTTTACAAATCAAACATTTCTTTTTCACAGATTATTGCTTCCTCCAAATTCTAATTCCTAACGTGAAAAAATTTGTACAGTGACGGCGTGAAGCTCGGACTAGACCATTGGTTGGTGTATCCCCCTAGTTTCGTTTCTAAGAGCGTTTTAGTTGATGATGATATATTTATCGAAATTATTTTTTAACTGCGTAAGACGACCAATCTCGGCTTTGTGGAAGATTTCTATTCCCAATCGTCCTTGGGACTTGCTGTTTGACATCAGAATAAAGTTTATCTGACTTTTGTCTGTTGCATTGCCAATGAGTCAACTGTAAGTTTTCCATAGCTGACGGATGACCACCTTTAGAAACTGGAATGATATGGTCAATCGCTGGACTCAAAGGGTGAGGATAGCGAAGCGACTTATCGACTGGCTTTCCGCAAATCCCGCAGAGGGCGGTAGTTTTTAATAGGCGGCGTTTGTTTTTTTCAAATGCAACACGGTGGGGGCCTTTTTTATCTGCACGCAACTTACTCATACATTACCTTCAATTCATAATAAAAAGCCACTCAACGAGTGACTTAAATTAAGACGGCAGGAATCGAACCTGCATGTCTCACATATCTAAATAGCAAGTTTGATAGTAGTTAAAGTTGATAACTAAATAAAAGTCTAATGGCAAAATGTTTATCTCTTCTTGCTATTTTGATAATACTATAATAGCACAACGATTACTTTAATGAGCTGTAATTCGCTACGAATTAATACTATAATCTGTTTTTATTTACTAATTACTTCATTTAATTTAATAATCGCTTTGCGTTTAATGCTATAAAATGTAGAACCGCTGATATTCAGTCCGTCCCAAGCTTCTTCAAAAGTATCATAAGTAAGATATGCAGCGATTAACACATTAATCTGCCCGATATCATCAAGCTTATATATGTTGTCTAACAACTTTGTCTTTTCTTTTTGCAATTCAGATATCTTATCAAGATACCATTCGTTTTGAGATATAATCGCAATATTCTTATCTTCTTGCGATTGTCTAATACCTCCCGAAACCTTCATATCGGAAAACTGCGGACTGGTTATCAAGATATTACTGCAATTCATTTCTTTTTCAAGTTCTCTTATTGATAGCTTGAGACCTTTCAACCTTTTTAGCATTAGTTCAGCTTTTGTCTGATTTCGACTCATTTAAGCAGCTCCTTATGATATAATGTAATTAGGATTTTATATTGGAGCTGGCTTGCGTGAGCCTGCTTTTTTTATTACCTCTCTTTCCTTTTTCTGCTGACTGTTTTTTGTGTTGTTAATTGTCGAGTATTAAATTTTTAGTTTTGTGTCAGCACTATATTTTCAGCGTTGCGCTTGTATAATCATCTGTGAGCGATAACAGACTTTAGATTTTTATGAAAAAAATGTCGGAGGATATTTCCCTTTCTAAAAATTTCGCTCTATAACTACGTAACGATTATTCCACGCTACGCAGCTGAATACTTACAGAAAGCTTCCAGGGTAAGTTTAACGAGTATTCCAGCTCGTAGACCCACAGAGCCATTGAACGCATCTAGTTCTCTTATCGCTTCTTCGCTTCTTCAATATTCATTTGCTACCTCGCTTAACTTCTTCAACAATTTCAATTGCTACACCTATTGCAGCCATATAACCAGCGTAGCTTTCTTGTCCGTAGTTATCCAGATCATTGTCAAATTCTTTATTAAGTCTTTTTAAAATTTCGTCAATCATACCCTATCCCCCATTTCCAGTCAGCTCAGCAATCCGTTTTGTCTGTCTAGCTCTATCATCACTAGCACGTTTAAGCTGCTTTTGTGTCCTGCTTAACTGTCTCTGTAGTCCTTCAATTTGTGGCTCGTAATATTGTTGTGCGTCGCGGTAGGTAAAATACGACACAGTTATCATTATTCCCAGCATTGCGATTGTAAGAAATAACAGTCCTTTCCAGTCGTTTTTTAGGACACTAATTATTTTATTAAAGTTACCACGTAAATTTTGCAACGCTTCATCTGTCGTCATTTCGTCATCTCCTCTATCCACTCAATGATATCTAAATACATATTTGCTTGTTCTAATTGCCATCTCCCAAAAACGGACAGATTGTCTTTTCCCCACTCATATCCAACAAGCCGTAAATCACGCTGTTCTGTCAGAAATGCAATTACTTCTTCTTTTGTCATTCTTCCACGCTTTCTAGTAATTCTGGATTTTCGTAGATGTTTCCGATAACTTCAACTATTGAATTTTCTATAATTTCTCCGATAGGAACATCATATGTATACTCATCAACAACTACGTCATACATAAACAATCCGTCTTTAAAATACACTTTATTAACAGTTTCATTATTTAGAAGAAAATCAATATGTCTAACAACATCACCCTCAAAAATCTCAGTTTCCTCTTTGTCTTTAAGCCCCGTTGATTGCATGAGGATATAGTTGTCAAGATTATCCTCTACAAAATGGAATGTCTCCATATGTCCGGGGCGAAACTCATCGTAAGCTAAGCTGCATCTATATATTTTGCGCACACTTAATTCAAAGCCGTCAACACCATACATCTTTTTGGTCTCTTTATTAAACACTCTAAATTTCGGTATCATCAGAATTCCTCCTGTTCAATCAATCGTCTAATGACTTCTATACAAACTTCTGCGTTATCTTCGTCATAATTATCATCGTATTCATTGATAGCAAGTCTAATGTCTCTTACTAAATTTTTATTAATCAACATCGGTTATCCCCCATGCTCTAAATTTCAGTATCGTTCCTCTTCCTCCATCCAGACAGACAACATCATGCAATAATTCGCCATGTCGTTTAAGGTGTCTATTAGGCTCTCTGAGACGTTTTGTTTATTCTGGGTAAGATTATATAGCCTGTTGTATTTATCGCTTATACGGACGATACCAGCCACATATCCGAAGTCGTTTAGAGACTTCTCGAAAGAATTTCCGTAATCTGCGTTTTTGGCTAAAAATGTTTGATAGTTTTCGTTATATGCTACTTGCATACTCTCTGCGTTTATTTTATCTGTCATGTGTTATACCTCTAAAAACTCATAGCTGCATATATCAAGCGTTTAGTCTGCTTGTAATGCTCTAACTTAGTATCTTTGTGCGCTCTTTTTAGTTTTACAAAAAGTTCCGTCTCGTGGTCATTTGGGTTGTGATACTCACGATATGATTTGATATACATCTGTGCATAGGTATCTTCGTCAAAATAATCTTTAAACGCCTCAATTACATAAGGGCGTGGCAATGTTTTTCTACGCTTGTTATTTGAGATATTTAATCTTAGGCGTTCTGATGTTTCATCATCTAAATTTAACTCTTTGACACGTCTCAAAACACTGCCATTAAAGAGATTATAAAATTTATCCGTTAGTTCGTTCATCTATTTCCTCAATTTTTACTTTTATTCTAGGGTTTGGACTATACTTTTTTATAGCTCTTAAGTCGCATACAATATTATCGTCTGACCAAACAATCCCCGATTTTTGTATTTTGTCATAACCTGCGTCTGAAATGCTATCAAAAATAGCTTTAACTAAGTTATCAATATCAGGCTTCTTTACGTGCCATATAAGCTCACGCACGAAGTTCTGATATATTTGTATTGTTTTATCTTTAGAACGCTGTGTAGGCTCTTTTGATAGCGTTTTGGGAGCTTTCATGTAAAAGGTTACCTCTACCTTTATGCAACCATCGAAAAATGGTCCATCATAATTTTTTTCAATCCAACCAGTAACTTGTTTTCTCCACTTTTTCATTTTAGGGTCTTCATACGTTCCCCACTTGCTAAATTTTGGTCTAGTTTGAGGTTTTGGTTCGATTGGTATTTCAAATTCTGTTTTAAAAGTCATATTCCTCTTCAATCCCTACCAACAATGCAATTCGTTTTGAGCTAGCTAACGCTTGATATGATTTAGTCATGTACTGTTCTATGGTTGCTTTTTTGATACCAAGCCGTTCTGATAACTCTTCTTTAGTGCCAACATCTACAAATCTGTCATCATGATAGATTGCATATATTCTTTGTTTTTTAACCATTTTTAAAATCCACACTCGCCCTATTAAGTGTGTGTGAGCTGTGGCAAGGACGAGTGTAGCAATTCTCTATATTATCGATTTTATCGATAAGTAGACTATTCCCTTTCTCGCTCGGAAAATATAGTTACTGCAAAGGCCGAGCTTCACTTTGCAATGTTAGTTAAAAAATCATTACTCTTTGTGTTAATTGATTAGCCCTACAATACTCACAATGGCCGCAAGGTTTAGGGGGTTCTATCCCTTTTTTAACGTCATCTAAATGTTTGATGTTTTGTGCTAGGCTATCTAATTCCATCTGCATAGCATCTACATTTTCGATTGCTATTGCTCTGGTATCTGGAGGTGTCTCTTTTGTCACCGCATAGATAATTGGCTTAAACGGCTTATTGTATTTAGCTTCTAGCATGGTTTTGTAAGCAGCCATCTGTAAGATGTAACCGTAAGCTTCAAACCAGTAAACTCGCTCTTGGCCATTCCAGACCGTGTCGTCAATAGAGCCTTTTGTGGTCTTGATATCAACAAAGTAACCATAATCAACATTTAGGCAGTCAATCTTTCCTTTAAACTCAACACCACCGAGAAATCCTGTGACAGCCTCCTCTTTTTTGCCTTGATAATATTTCATGAATTGATAATCATTTTTAAGTGCTTCAATCATCTGTTCTGCGATTACATAGTCTTTTTTTAATTGACCTTTCGTTGTCCCTCTTGTCGAGAGCATAGCGGTTTTGTTTTCGTCAACAAATTTGGAGTGAGCTTTTTCACTCTCAAAATAAGAGTGGACATAATTCCCGACGAGCAGTGCAGTGTTGTCTCTAGTATCTGTCCAATCCCCTCGTAATTCGGCAAGCGCCCTCGCTTCGCATTCTCTAAAACGCTTGTACTGACTAATAGACCAGTATCTGATAGCTGATTCACGGCTATAATAGTCCTTTCCGAGTAAGTCTAAACTAGTCATCTAGCAACCTCTTAATTACTTCATCAATAGGTGTATCGCAAAAGACAAACTCTTCCCTTTCCCTATCTCCAACGAATTGAATAACCACTACTTTTTCATCTAAATCGTCAAAATTTAAAGCAGATCTTTCCCAAACGCCAACAACATATTCTGGATTAATATAATATCCTTCAATTTTTACAAGTTTAATCATATTAAGTCTCCGAGGTTATCAAATAAGTTGCCTTCGCTAGCTTTAATTTCGCCTGTTTCTTGGTCAAAATCCGGAATTTCATCTGCCGGATAAGAGGTATCTTCTAAAACCGTCTTATTTTCGTCTGTGAGCGTTTTTTCTGGCTCTGAATGTAAATCTTCAGTTACGTCTTTTAAAACGCTAGGAGTGTCTGTTTTTTCGTTCTGGTGACCAATTAAATCATCAAGGCTGTTTGTTTCTTGTGGTGTAATGTCTTTCGGAGTAGAAATCGTTGAATCTGTGTTATCCTCTTCTAGAGCATCCTGCATTTCAACAGAAAGAGGGGCATACTTGCTCAGTAATTCTTTGAGTAATGTCTTGATAGCCATTGAATCAAATTCTGTTGCCCAAGACGTTCCTGCTTTAAAATCTCCTGTTTTATTATCAAAAGTTTTGGAGTACTTTTTAGCATGTTCGTACGCTTTTTCTTTCGGCCAGAAAATCATCTTGTAAAATCCGTTGATTAGCTCTAAGCTTGCAAAGTAGCCTTTTACAACACCAGAGTCAACATAGTCTCCAGTTAGCTTCAACTGCCCTCTAATCTTGTCATAACCAAGGAATTCCTCTTCGTATATGATTCCGTGCTCAATATTTCGGACTTGTCCGCTTCTTTGAGCTAGTTGTATAAGCCCTCTATATCCAATTTGAAATTGTGCTTCGTTTACTATTACCCAACGATTCCCGTCCTTGTATTTTCGGTTATACGGCACCACGTAAGCAAAACCTAGACTGGGCTCAATCGGTAAATTAAGCACTGCTGCTTTCATCGCCGCTCCCATAATCGACTCAGATGTCGCTTTGGCCAACAAGTTATTGTTGCTGATGATTGATAATAAGCTTGTTGTAAATTGTTCAGCCCGTGCACCGACAACCTGCTCAATCCTGTTCTTTACAGCTGGTGATTTAAAAAAGCTGTTATGGTTATTTTGTGCTAACTGATTGTTTGTCATTTTCTTCTACCTTTCGTTTGTTTCAATTGCCAATTTTCGGCTTTAATCTGTATTATCCATTGTTAGTTATCCAAGATGTGTTGTTTGACTGATACGTTAGCGTCTATTTCAAAGTTAAACACAATGTTTAGCTTTTTATCAGTTAATTCTAGTATTTCTTGGATAAGACTTTCGTCTGTCCATCCATCATATTTTTCATAAGTTGGCGTTAATGTACTTTCATCGTTTCCTGTTAAGCTGTCTAGTACAAATATAAGTGCATTTTTAAATTCACCGTCATAGGTGTATAAATCATCATCTAATCTAATTTCTACCATGCGAGCTACCTACGAATTTCTCTAGTCTATCTTTGATAAAGTCAAACATTTCTCGCAACTCATTGTTTTCTTTTCTTATGTTGTTATTATTAACCATAATATCCACTATAGAACTATCTTTTTCGAAGCATTCATCTTTTAAATATTTAACATCTTCAGACAAATCAATGTTTTTAGACTTTAAGATTTCATTTTCGATTTTTAAGTCTTTAATCCTATTTTCTAATTCAGCTACTAATTTCAAATCTGGTCTATTTTCCAAAGTCAATCCTCCCTTTGCGCAGTCTTAACTGCCTGTATTCTTCAATTTTTTTATTTCGACTAGTTTCATCTAGAGCCATAATTCTTGCTGCATGCTCTTCTGATAAGCCGAAAAATGTTGTTAATGTTAGTTCCATAATTTCATTCTTTCGTCTTCCATTTCTTCAAACTCCATGATATGGCTTTTATCACAACCTTTTCGTATCCGTGATGCAATTCTTTCTCCATAAATCCGTCTAATCTCTGCTGGTGTAAGATTTGTCGTGATGATTGTATTTGTACGCTTGTTAAGTAAGCTATATATAATACTTGTCGACCAATCGCTAACCTTTTCAGCACCTAAATCATCCAAAACTAGATAATCAACCTCTTTTAATTTGTCCAACCAAAACGCCTCTTTACTGAAGTCTCGCTTTATTTCTGATAACAAATCAGTAACATTTACAAGTAGCCCTAGCTTCTTCGTCTTATCCGATAGCCCTCTGATAATGCTGTAAGCTAGATGACTTTTGCCTCGTCCAGCTTTACCAGTCATGATGATATTCCCCTTGCCACCGCTAAACCAATCATTAGCCATCGCCTTAGCCCAAGAAAGCACCTCTTTATGTTTAGCCGTTTCTGCCCTGAAATTATCAAACGAGGCATTCTCTAATTCGCTGTCCATGATTGATAACTTTTTGAGATAATATAATCTTTTGTTTTCACGTTCCTTCTCATATTGCTTTTGGACGTGCAACTCATTTTGATTTTCCAATTCCTCTTTGTGACACTTAGGGCAAACTGTCAAACCAGTTTTAATGATTGTGATGTATCTACAATTATGTTTTTCGCAGAATGTGTCTTCTTCTTTTGTGTTTATTTGATAGGACAAAGCGATTTTAGCAAGTGCGTTTTCATCACCAAGTATCATATTCCGATACCTCTTCTTGTTTAGATTTTCTAGATTTCTCTTTGGTTTCTATTTGCTCAATTGTTGTAATGTTATCGTCTCTCCAATTACGTAAAATACCGCTAGCGTAGTTAAGATTAGTTTTTCCTTGAAGCTTAGTTCTTTTGATAGCTTCCTTAACTAAGTCAGGGTTATTTTCTTTAATCATTATGCCAATAGTTTCAATTTCCATAGGAGACAACAACCGACCAAACTCATTTTCTACAAAGTGGAAAATTGTCTCTTCTCTGTCCTTGTCTAGTCTATTCTTATCTAGTCTATTCTTATCTAGTCTATTCTGTGGTACGTATTCGTTACGGAACTGGTACGACTTCGTATCGTCAACAATTATTTGGCTCTTTTCTTCTGTGTAAACAGTAGGTTTATACATATCCTTTCTAATGACATTATGTATTTTCCAATCTTTGATAAGGATAAGACCGCTATCAAAGTTCAAAACGAATTTTTTTGATAGCAATACATTCATATCGTCATTCCCTGCGCCAACATTTCTCATTATCCGCTTAGGCGAATCTACAAAACCATCATCATCTGCATGCATATTAAGATGGAAGTACAAATTTTGTGATGAAGCTGGCATGTCGAGAAAACGGTCTGTGTCAGTGATTATATTGCTAAACATCCTTTTTTGTGCCATTTATACCTCCTAGTTCCTAATTAAAATTGGATTCCATTTATCCATGTTTCAACCCTTTCATATAATTATGAAAATCATCATAAGCTTTCGCACCAACTTCCCAGCCGTGTGTTTCAATTGTCCTTTTTGGTTTTGGTTCTTCTTTTGCAAAAATTAGATTAAATAGTTTTTTCATCGTTATACTCCCGTTCTCATATAATTTTCGTTGTACCACTCAATAACTTTGTCTCGTGGATATTTTTCACGATTTCCCTTGATTCTTGGAAAATCTTCGTGACTGTTGAATCGTCTGTCAAATGTTTCTGGTGATACTCCAAGCATTTCAGAAACTTTTGTTTTAGTTAATTCGAGTGGATAATTCGTTTTTTCATTGCTTACTGATTGGATTACGTTAACTGCACGTATTCTCAATCCACTTTCAAATTGTTCGTACAATTTTTCTAGTAAGTCATCCATTGATTAATACCTCTCTTTCGTGGTATAATTAGTTAAATTATTTTGGTTAGTCACTGTTCCCGCAGTGGCTTTTTTTGCGTTATCTGAATTCGTTTAGACTGACATCTAAGACATCGGCGATTTTTTTCATTTTGTTAAACGAAATATCTCTTTTACCGATATTCATAATGGTGTTGTAACTAATTCCTGTTTTCTCCGACAACTCTTTTTTACTCATTCCTTTATCAATGAGAATTTTGTTCAATTTTTTCTTCATAATATTTTTAAAAATCAACATATTGTGTTTTTAATTGTCTGAGATACACAACATATTGTGTTTTGTACCTTTCTGTTATATAATGTAGCTATCCTGTTAGGAAGGAGAGTAAGGTAATGGTAAAAATAAATGCTAGAGAATTCGCTTTGGCTGTTGTTACTTCATCAAGTCCAGAATTATCAGTTGAAGATAAAATCAAACTATATGAAGATGCTTATGAAGCTGTAAATGCTCACAATAAACCACTTATTGAAGCTGAGCAGAAACAACAGTCAGAAAATACAGAAGCATTTTTAAAAGCAATGGGACGCGATGAATCAATTTTTTGATAAATAATCGCCAATCTCGAGAAACCCTTTAGCAAGTTCGCACCTTGTTAAGGGGTCTTCTTCTCTTCCCCAACTTTTTACGATATCCGTAAGCATATCTTCTAGCACTTTTTTAAAATAGGTTTGTGTTTCTTTCATGTTGTTTCCTTTCTAGTTCTAAGCGACATCACCACCGTTATTTTTATTTTCCAGTTCGATAATCTCTTTTTGCTTTGGTGTTTCACGAGTTTCAAATGGTGTGAATAAATTATAAGATAGTGATTTTAAATAACTGATAGCTTTTTCTGCTTCTGTATGTTTGATATGAGTGTACTTCGTCACATTGAAATGATGTTTCAATCGTGAATGCTGTACACGAATAAACTGTCCTTTCTTGCTAGCGAATAGATTTGCGCTTGGAACAACTTTTCTATTATCAAAATATTCTTTGGCGAATTCATAGGCTTGACGACTGATAATGCTTTTAATTTCACTAGCTTCCACATCGTCAATATGGACTTTTTTATCAATTTCAATTGCTAAAGAACGAACCTCTTCAACATCTTTCTTAATGGCTTCTTGAGAAGCTTTTACTTGTTTTTGAGAAGATAAGACTTCAATCATCATATCTTCAATCGTCATTCCTTTGACAACTTCAAGAGCGTCTTTTTCATTCATTTCTGATAATTCTTTACTCATTGATTATTACCTCTTCTACTGTTTTTCTATTTCCAGATGGAATAATTTTGTACATTTCATCGCACCAAGTTTGGACTGTATTAACCATCTTGGTTACTTCCGTAACTGAATAATGTGCATTGACATTATTGATAATTGGCTTAAAACGAAGTGGCGCCATTTTCGTATCGAAGAAGTTTTGCACGTCACTAATGATTGAGGACAGCTCACTTATCGAAGTAACAAGGTTCTCAAGTTTTTCTTTTTTGCCCTCGAGGTGACGAATCTGGTTTGTTACTTCAATAGCTCGTTGTGACTCAAGCTTTATTGTCGATAACTCAAGCTTTTTACTATCTAGCTCCCATTCAGCTTCTTCAAGTGTTTTGGAAAGCTCTTTATTTTTATCTAGTAAAGTCTGGTTAAGTTGCTTTGTAGATTCATAATCATCTGGAACAATCTCTTTGATAACCTCTTTTTCAACGACTTTAGCACTCAAGGCTTGTTCGGCTAGTCTCTCATTTTGTTGTTTTAACCGTTCTTTGTCAGCTTCTGCTAGTTTGAGTTGGCGTTCTAACTCTTTGTATTGCTTATGAGTTGTAATATCCCCATCAAAAACTTTTTGATTTAGTTCTGGATTGGCAGACGGCTTTGACATTTCAAATTGTAATGATTTAGGCTTACTAACAAAAATTTCTTTTTCTTGTTTGTTCAGATTCTGAACAAACTCATAAGACTTAATATAATTAAATGTATTAGTTCTTGATAATCCTTTACTTTCAATCCATTTACCGAATGTTCCATCTCCATAATTGGAAAGCTCTTGTTGAGCTTGGTAGAGAACCTCTCCAACTGCGATAGAATAATTTTGATATATACCATCAAGCTGATTACTTAAGGCTTTTAATTTTGAAGCTGTTTCAATATCAACAAGTGAATAGTCAAAATCATTTTGTGTTGTTATTTCTTGATGTTGCTCCTTTCTACGAATTTTCGTATACTAACCTAACATTAAATCTTCTTGAAATAAATACGTGATATCGTATTCTGGGAAAAACTCTCTTTGAATCTTTAATGCCTCTCCAAATTTGAAATCAGACTCACCATTAATTTTTTCTCTAACTGTCTGAGATTTAATTCCTAATGAATCAGCAAGATCAACTAAAGAAATATCTTTTTCTTTTCTGATACGTTCAATATTTTTCATTGTGCTCCTTTCTATACGATATTTCGTATAACTCGTTTTTATTAAAAGCTCTTGTTTCCTCAAGCTTGATTTAATTATATATGATTTTTCGTACATTGTCAATAAAAAATGCGAAAAAATATTTATATTTTAGATTGACATATGAATTTTCGTCTGTTATTCTATAGTAGAAAAACAAGAAAGGAAAAAAATAATGAATGAAAGTGATTTAAAAAGATTGATTGAGACTAAGTATAATAGTGTCAGAGCTTTCTCATTGGAAAACGGAATACCATATACAACTATGCGTTCTATTTTAGATAGAGGAGTTATGAATGCAAAGGCTGAAACAGTATTTAAAATTTGTGATATTTTAGGGGTAGATCCAAAATCTTTTGATAACGATGAGTCAGAACGTTCTAATCAAGTCGACCTCAAAGAGATCACATTACAAACTGCCGCTTTTGACGGCCATCAATTGAATGAAGAAGATTTAGAATTAATTCAATCACTTTTAGAAACAAGAATAAAAAACAGATACAAGGACTGATTAAATGACTGAAATAGCTTACTTTGACGGTCGAGAGACTGGCAATGACGGTATGTATATAAAACCTTGCGATATTATATTTATCAATGCATACCTGAACGATATAGAAAAAAAGAAAGTGTTATACCATGAATTAGGTCATGTTGGTCAGTATCTTGAAAACTATGATCGCATGCGAGAACGATTCGAGTTAGAGGCGAATCGCAATATGATTCACCATCTTTTGAAAGAGTATTTACCAACACTTGACGACATAGAAGATTTTAATGTTTATAGATTCATGGAAGCGTATAGATTAAAAACCATCTGCGATGAAGCGATGGTAGTAAATGAGTTTAAAAATTTAATTTAAACAGTTGACAATTTGATAATTTAAAGTTATCATTAGTGCAAGAGTAGAGTTCCTTATCCCGAGGGGTAAGGTTACGCAAAACAGCACCTAATGTGGGTGCTGTTTTTGTTTTTAAGGAAAAATATATATGAAACCTTTTCATTCTATTGATGAGCAATTAGTAAAATTAGATTCTAGAAATCTTATAATTTTAGATCGCCAAAAAGCATACAGATACCTTTTGACAAATAATTATTATAATGTAATCAATGGGTATAGTAAGTTTCTTTTAGATAAAGATGATATGTATATGGATGGAGCTACATTTGAAGAAGTTACTTGTATCCATTGGTATGATAAAGAAATAAAAGCTGCTCTTTTAACATCTATAATAGAAGCTGAGAAACACTTTAAGTCAGTTGTAGCTTATAGATTTTCAGAGAAGTTTCAAGATGCCTATAGTTATTTAAATATTAGTAATTTTGAGACAAATGGTGAAGCAAACAAGATATCTAAAATTGCCTACTTAATTAGTATTATGGCGAGAATTATAAAGGATAAAACAGCTTCAAAGCAAAATAATGCTATTAAACATCATATAAACAAGCATAAGTCAATACCATTTTGGGTCCTTGTTAATGAATTAACATTTGGACAAATCTATAATTTTTATGTTTATTTAGATAATGATATTAAGGATAAAATAGCACGAGACTTGTCAAGTTTTTTACAAAGCAATATTGAAAACAGAACAAGGAAAACATCTAACCAGATTATAAGTGGTAATACATTGGTATCCATTTTAAGAAATGTTATTGAAGTCAGAAATATAACTGCTCATAATAATAAAATATTTGGTTTCACTTGCAGAGAAAACTTACCTAAACAAAAATGGTTTATAGATTCTGATAACAAAACTAGGCAGTCTGTATATTATGCATTTCAATCATTACAGTGTCTTTTGTCTAGAGTTCAGTACTCAACACTACACAATACTATATTATCCAGAAGTAATCGCTTAGATAATAAATTGCACACTATTACTTCTTCAGAAATAAATAGAAGTTTGGGTTTTCCAACCGATTGGCAAATTAATACTGAAAAACTTAAACAATGAAAAAAGCCCCACGCTCAACTTTGGCGAGCCTGAGCGTGAGGCGAGTCTAGTATAAGAAAAAAGCATTAAATGGCTCGCTTTCTTGTACCTATTTTAGCAAAAATGAAAGGCATTTACAATGGCATCATACAGAAAACTGGACAGTGGTTGGGAATACCGCATCATTTATAAAGATATAAACGGCATACGAAGAGAAAAATCAAAACGTGGTTTCTCAACTAAGACACTTGCTAAGGCTGCAGCAGTTAAAGCCGAGCGAGAAATAAATTCAACTGATACAGAATTGTTAGATACTACATTCTACGACTACTCTATTCAATGGGCGGAAGTTTACAAACGACCACATGTTACTGCAAAAACTTGGCAAACATACAGTAAGAATTTTAAGCACATCAAACACTACTTTGGCAATATGAAAGTCAAAGATATCACTCACACTTTTTATCAAAAGGTATTAAATGAATTTGGTGAGATAGTTGCCCAACAAACACTCGATAAATTCCACTATCAAGTTAAAGGCGCTTTAAAATCAGCAGTTAGAGACGGCATAATAAGATACAATGTCGCTGATGGTGCTATTGTTAAATCACAAGTTGCAAAAAAATCTAAAGAAGAAAAATTCCTTGAAGAATCTGACTACTTGAATCTTATTGAAGTATCTAAAGATAAAATAAAATACGCTTCTTATTTCACTGTTTATTTAATCGCAGTGACTGGCTTACGATTTGCGGAAGTACAAGGGTTAACATGGAATGACATTGATTTCGATAATGGTTTTTTAGATATCAATAAATCGTTCGATTATTCAATCAGTCAGAGATTTGCGCCAACTAAAAACGAGCAATCAATTAGAAAAGTGCCTATCGATCTAAACACTATTGATATTTTAAAAGAATATAAAGATAACTACTACCAACCAAACAAACTTGGGCGTATATGCTACGGAGCGTCAAATAATGCCACGAACAAGGCTATCAAACTTACTACTGGTAAACCATATCCAACTAATCACACCTTGCGCCACACGTACGCTAGCTACCTTATAATGCAAGGTGTAGATTTGATTTCTATATCTCAATTGTTAGGACATGAGAATTTAAATATCACGCTTAAAGTTTATGCTCATCAATTAGATAAATTAAAAGAAAAAAATGACAAAGTTATCAAGGACATTTTTTATAATTTGTGA